CCGCAACCAACTTGCATTCCAAATACTTTAAAACGTTTGCCAACAAACCATCTACAATACGCTTCTGTGTGTGTATGTCCGCAAACGCTAGACATTAGATTGTTCTTAGCTTTGGCTTGAGCTTGTCCTCCTTCTCCGTGTTCATATAAGACATCATCATATACTACTGATTCTACCCAATTCCAATTAGGAGTTCCTAATACTTCGTTGTAAGTTTTTATCCAAGCTTTAGGAATACTACCTGTCATAGCTTTACGACTAGCCATTCTATCGTGATTCCCTACGCATACATCAGCTTCAGGGAAAGCTTTATACCATTGAGCTACTTTTTCTATTGTCTTTTCAAGTTCTAAACCTGCTGACATTCCATCAGGATCAGGTTCGTGGTAACTAAAGGCGTGGTTATCTAATATATCTCCAATAAAAATTACTTGATTGCAATTATAAGTTTTGTATTGCTCTATGCAAAATTCTAAGTAACCATCAAGACAAAAGGGTTCGTGCAAGTCGCCGATAACTAGGATATTCCTAGCTTCGGTTTCTCGCATTTTTTCAAGTGCCACTATTTCGTGCGGCTTTAATCTGTATCTATTATTTTGCACTATCTGCTATCCCCTGTCCTACAACAAGCGTTAAACAAGCATAAAATAGATTAGATGCAGTTGCTTCATCAACTCCTAAATAAGTTACAAGCAAAGGAATTACAATAGAACTTACTGCATACCAAAACTTTTTTGACTTAATCATTTGTGCAATTAAAAAATTTTTAAACATAGTTATTTATTTTTGATTATTAAATTAATATTCTCGCCACCCAAATTTATTATTTCTTTTATAAGTAAATCCATAGCTAAAGTTGAATTATAAACAATATCTTGTTGGCTTCCCTGTCCTACTAGGACACAGCCCTTTGTATCTTTAGCGGTGTTACCTCTATGAAATAATATGTGTGAACGGTTTTTTACATCTTGAACTAATAGGTGCAAATAATCTCTAGTTGCACTTTCTCTTGGGTATCTTAACCTGACTGAGTATTCCCCTATTGGAATACAAGATACACTTCTTTGGTTATCTCTATACGGAAGTTCTAAGGTATCACAAAACCTTTCTCCATTTACAAATAATTCTCCAATAGTAGATTCATCAGTAAACGTATCTCTTAGAATTAAAAGGTTAATATGATTAGTTTTAGAGATAGTAGGTTTTGTAGATTTTACACCCCCTAACCTCCTTAGCAAATTCTTTACGAACTTTAGGAGCTTTTTCATCTTTCTTATGGTATTTTGGATTGGTGCTATTTAATTTTGTTTTTTTCATAGATAATGAATTTATAAATTGTGAAACTAATTGCTAAAATTAACGAAATTAGCGTAAGATAATCATTAATTGCTCCTATCAGGGAAATTCCAATAGCTGAACCGTTAGCTATTCCTACTTGTATTGTGTCTTTTAGATCTGTCATTATTATTAGATTTTGGCTTACTTTCCAAGTAGGTTTTCAGCTTAGTTATGTTAGTTTTCTTTGGTTTATAATATTTCTTCATTAATCAGATGCGCTTAAAAAATCCCTTAAAGTTAATTTCGTACCCTGTCTTGGTATATCTAAATTCATATTGGAGTAATAATTCTCAGTTGAAGGAGATACATCTGCTCCTGAGTTTGTAGAGTATTCAGGAAAACTACTAGTGTTATTTCTAATGTAGTCTATAAGTCTTTCTCTATAATAACTAGCTGTGTTCAAAATTTCTTCTCTAAAGCTTTGTGCTTCAGCAGTAGATAAAGCAGTACCTGTTTCTGAGGTTTTGTTATAGATATTACCATTCTCTATCTTGTGCCTTAAATAAGGTAAAGCGTGATAAAGACTGTAAGATGGTAGCATTTCTGCTACATAATCATCTACTAGTGTTTTATAAGCACCTGCTAAAGTTCCTGCTGTAATTTCATCTTTAAGCTTTTTAGTTAAGTTAGTTCCTAAAGCTGTTTCAACATAAAGCTTTTGAGCTTCTTTTACAAATGGTAGTAATAAATCAACATCAACATTAAGATTAATAGCTGTGCTTTCTTTTAATTTTTGTTCTGATATAAATAGTACGTATGACATAATTATCTTGGTTCTAAAAATCCGTTATTCTTCATTCTCTTTGGTGGTCTAGCTACTAGATTATCATTCTTTTCAGCAGTAAATCCTTCACTTCTTGCTTTAGTATAAGATATTAATTGCTTAGAAGATATATTACCCTTAGCTCCTCTTAATGATGTTTTGTAGATTTGTCTTAACCAAAAGTGATGACAATTACCTCCTCCTTTGTATAACCATATAGAATAAGTAGCTGCCCCTCTAGGTCCCCAACCTCGATTAACTGCTCTATCAGTCATTTGTAAAATATCTTCTTTTCTGTATATCTTTTTAGCAGCCATCATTAATTTGCAAAATTCTCTAGTTTCTCCTTCTTGTTTTAAGAAATTATCCTTAGTATAAACGTATCTCACTTTGTAAAAATCATTGTCTGACTTGTTAGTACCATCTTGAGTACTTCTTGCGTTTGGTCTAGCTGTTCCTGTACTAGCTAATTCTAGCTTTTCATTAGCTGCTTGGTTTAACTCTTTTTCAAAATTAAAATCTTGATGCTCTCCATCTACCACTTCTTCATCTACCATTTCCCAATCTTCAGGAATATCCTCTCCAAATTCAGCTATAAATTTAGATAACTCAGTTGCTTCTGAGTGTCCATCACAAGCCATATAAACAGTATCTCCTTCTAATTCGTGTTCGTGATACCCCTCGCACCCTTTTGTCTTAGCGTGTTCTTCTGCTTCTTCTATCGTGCTAAATACAGGTTGTCCATCTATCATTCCTACTTTAGAAAGTTTTACATCTTGCTCAACAGTATCTTCATCAGATTCAAGAGGTGCAAGTCCAATAGCCTCTCTAATTTCATCTTGTGTTGTAACCTCACGTATTGTCTTAGAATCAAACTGAACTGTTATTGGTTTTAATTGTACAAACTCAACCTCTAAATCCATATTATTTACTGAGAATATTGTCTGTAAAGTATCTAGGATATTTAATTGGTATGGTCTAACAACAGTATTTAAGTAGAAGTTAGAAGCGTTTATAAGCTCATCTGTATTGCTTGAGAAGCCATTGGTACTATCTATACCCATAAGTGTCTTAGAAGTTACCCTATGCCCTGTGAGAATGTTCTGTACTAATAGTTCTTGGAGTGCAAGATACTGCTTGTCTGCATCAGATACACTTATTGGTGTAATTTCAGGTGTTCTAGTTTTATCATCTGAGAATGTCAATATAAACTTACCTGAGTTTTTTGCTCCTGTGAATTTATCAGCTAAACTTTGTTCTATCTGTCTGCGTTCTTCAGCAGTTGGCACACCGTTAGCAAAGGAAATGAAGTAAGATCCTGAAAACCCATTCTCTATGTTGTTCAAATGGAACTCCGCAACTCTTTGATCAACCAATGCCCAATTACAAGCAGCTAAGTAGTCAGGGGTATGGTAGATGTCCATATTAGGACTATAAGAACCTGTGTAAAGTAACTGACTACCTGCTGTTCTATCATTAGTATTAAAAGCTGCTATTGGGTAAGGTTTATTCGTTCTTGTATTTGCCCAGTCAGAACTAATATAATAAGTATCTACTTGTCCTAATTCATTAGGTTTACCTGCTCTAACTCTTTCCACTGGAACGTGATACAATTCAGCAATTTCAGTACGTTCACGATTCCAAATAACGTGGATAGCGTAAGCTCCTTGAAGCTTAAAATCAAAAGCTACTTTCTTTATTACTTGGTGTAAACTTTCCTTAGAATTTGCATTACGCATAAACTTCTTGAGCTTTACATAAGCTTCTAAATTTACATCTTCATCAGTTGCTATTAAATCTTCTCCTGCTATCATTTCAGCAGTTCCGTTTATTATTGCAGCGTGAGTTGAAGAATTGTAGTATAAGTCAATTAAAAACTGTGGGTATAAATTTCTCCAATCATCAGTACCATATTCTATATAGTCCCTACCTCTTACCTCTTGGATAATAGGTGCTGTTGCTGTTTCTAAGTTTACTGAAATTATGTTATCTTTCATATTATAATAGTGATTGTAAATAAACGTAGTTTTGTTTTCTTTGAACTGAGGTTAAGACAGTATCTTTATAGAATAAAAGATTTTTTATAACACCTTTGAATTCATTAGCATCATCTGCACCTGCACCTATATTGTTAATAGTAAAAGAATCAGGATCAGTATTTGCTGTGCTTCCCCAAGTCTTATCTTCATAAATACTTTCTGAATGTACATAACAAGCCAAATTTCCTGTTGCTCCGTTAGATCGTTGTATTGTAACAAAGTAATCTGCGTTTATACTAATTACATCAGAAGCTTCTGTAAAGTTTTGATTACCTGCACCACCAATTTTACATCTAAAACCTGAAGCACTATTAATTCTAAAAAAATTATTAGTATCTGAACCATAGACAGCCCTAGTGCTTAAATCTGTAAAGACAACGTGAGCCATAATACTAAAATCTTGATTTGCATTAATAGTTATATCCGAAGCCATATCTAGCCATTGATTACCTCCAAAAAAGCAGTTAGGTTTTGTTCCTGCTGGTGCTAAACCCTGATAGTTCCATCTAGGTTTATCATCTGAATCTGATTGAGTAGCACCATTTAAACCAACTATATCTTGCCAAGCATTTATCCTGTCATCTATATCCATTGTACCTGCTGTTGTAGAATGAACAGGAGATAAAGCACCCCCTGAATCATCTTCATCAGCAATTATTTTGGTTTGAAATTTCCACCAATTAGATAGTCCACTTATATCAGTAGGAGCAAATCGGCTGTGCTTAATATCAGGTAAGCTTAATCCTAGTCTTTGTACTAACATATCTTATGTAGTTACTCCTTCGTGATAACCTACTCCTACACCACTAGTCAAAGTGATAGCAGTTACGTTCATAAATAATGTCGTTCCCGCAGGTAGAGTAGTGTGTAAAGCAGCTTCTCCTGTCGCATCTGCTACTGTTATTGCTGATACTACACTCTCAACAGGAAAGTAAACACAATACCAATCTTTACCTGATTGTGCTGCTGTTGTGAATATTTCGGTACTTCCGTTTTTACCTAACTGCTCGGTTAGGAGTTGTTGTACATTTTCTATTGCCATAATTTTTTATTTTTATCCTGTGTATATGTAATTTGATTGATTAATTTCTGCTGTTATAACGGCAGGAGCAGTAGGAGTACCACTAATTGTAACTGAAGGGTTTTCTGTATATCCACTTCCTGCATTAGTTATTGTTACCGTATCTATTGCTCCACTACCATTTATTGTGCAAGTAGCTGTTGCTGTTGTAATACCCCCTGTACTTATTGTAAGTGTCGGAGCTGATGAATATCCTGATCCACCATACTCAATATTTAAAGTTTGAACGCTTTTAGCCTTCTGAGTATAAGTTACTTCTTCTGTTCCTACTTTTTCTTCTATATACATTTTACCTTTAGTTACCTCTCCCTGAACTACCCCTAAATCATTTGCAGCAGGGTTAAATACAAAATCTTCTGTTGGTGGCATATTATTTGAATAATAAGGTGTTTCTCCTCCTGTTGGAATAGTTTGCCAAATAACCTCAAATACTTGGTATTTCCAATATCCTGCTGGTAGTAGATTAATCCTGCCTACATAGACATTAGGTGTCACATTGTATGTAAAGCTAAAGCTACCATATCTTTCAATTACAGTAGAAGTAGTAGGATAAGCATATTGCACCTCTCCTGTCATATCATTAGTAAACTTAAATAGGTATTTAACCGATCCTCCTGAAGGTACTGTACCTATGCTATTATCCTCAACTTGAATGTAAGCTGTTAAGTTTGTTTTAGTAAAACCCTGTATCATATATAATATAATAGAAAAGTTAAGTATTTATTGTACTAATAAAAGAAAAGAGGACTTAAAGCCCTCTATTTCTAATATATATAAAACCTACTAATTAAGATTATGAAGTAGTAATTGATACATTTGTAAACGCACCATTGTCAAATGGGTTAGTTGTATAATCTGCTACCATTGGAAAAGGAGATTGCTCTAAACCATCAAATGTCAAATTATATCCATTTCTATCTCCCCAAGCTGCACCTGTTGTAACAGTACCTGCGTTCATTTCCATTCCATTAACAACCCCCATACCAATTATGATATCGTGTCCGTTTGCTAATTGTTGGTTAAGTTGGCAAAAGATAACTGTTTTAGTTGCTCCTAAAAGCTTAATTTGGTTTTGATCTTCTTTTGATAGTCTGTTGAAAATAACCTCAACAGTTGGAGTATAATAGATAGTTCCGTTCTCACGACTACCTACAACAGTATCAAGTGCTGAAGCAACTCCTAAAGGCATAGTGTATCTGTATAGTCCACTACCTGTTCCTGCAACCATCTCAATATCTGTTATTTCTCCATCAACTACTGTAATTCCTGTATCTTCAATCGGTTCTACAAATTTATCAAGAACTCCGAAATATACATACTTAATTCCTCCTGAGATTCTGTTACAATCAACCCCCCTACCTTTTGTTAAAAGTGTACAAGCCATATTATTTTATTATTTTAAAGGTTAAAGGAGTGAGTGCCTAAGCACCCACTTCTTGAATTAAGTTTATTACGATTGTCTTACAATATCAGCTCCAACTCCTGTTTGAACACCTGCTGAATATCTAGCTACTAATCTCATATTGTCTGAACCATCTAATTGTGCCATATCCATCAAAGTTATTCTAGTTGCATCTGAAAGTAAATCAGTTCCGAAGAAAAGATTAGATTTTTCAGCAGCTACTAATTCGTTGTCATTCATTCCAGGACAAACTGCGATTTTGTAACCTTCAAATACAGGTTCGTAATCTCCGTTCATATTGTAAGCATTAACATATCCTAATGTAGATACTGCTGAGATATATATAGCGTAAGTCTTAGGCGACATATAAATATGTAAGTCCTCTTTTCTTAATACTGCTGAAATATTTGTTGCCATATCATTTGTCAATCCCTGAAGGTTAGCAATAATGTTCGCAGTATCATAAGCTCCTGTTGCCGCATCTTGATTTACAGTACCATCAACACCAGGCAATAATAATCCTGTTACAGCTCCTAAGAAGCCATTAAATTTCCCTGCAACAGCAGTTCCTCCCCAAATACTTTCTTCAGTTGCTTGTGCTATAATTTCTCCCATATAAGAGATAACGTAGTCATCAAAAGATGCAGGTGGTGGCGCTCCTGCTCCTGCTCTCATTTGTAACGCTTCCCAAGAATCTAGTAATGTAGATTTGCAAAGATCTAAGTTAATTTGTAAGTTCTTAGGTTCTAATACTTTTTCAGTAAGTGCTAAAGTACCTGCATCGGTAAAGTCGCAAGTAGCATCAGCAACTACTCCTGAACCTGCCATACGTTGAATGTTACTCTTATACTTGATATTTTCTATCGTAGTTAAGTAGTCTAAACTTGTCGCTTCTTTAAGTGCTGCTGAGATGTAAAACCCTGCTGCTTTTCCTGCGAAGTTTGATGTTGTAGTGAATGCCATAATTATTTAATTTTTTTTGTTATTATTTATTTAAGTTATATAAAAATCTTTCTTGCTTAGATAGTTTTCTGTACTCTTTATTAGATAAAGGTGTTCTTTCTGAGCTAAATTTATTTGTATTAATCGGAGTGTCAGCAGGACTAGCTGCTAATTCCGTTTTTAGTTTTTCATTCTCAGCTTTTAGATTTTCTAATTCTTCTTCTGCTGAAAATTCTACTACTTCAGTAGTTTTTATTGATTTAGGATTTGTAGATGGTTCAACAACTTCTTCAGCCATTTCTTCTACATCTCCTGTTTCCCCTATTTGTTTTTTAAGATCACTAACTGCATCTTCTAGGTTTTTGATTCTTTTCTCCATACCTTCCCAATCATCAACTGCTGCTTCATCATCATCTTCTCCTCTATCTTCTCCCATTTCTTCTTTTACTTCTTCAGAAGCTTCTTCTTCTTCTTCTGTTTCAGATTCAATAACTTCAGATACTACACCTTCTTCTTCAACTCTAAAAGATACGCCATCTTCAGTCTTGTAAGTTCCGATAGGCATTGGAATTGTCGTGCCATCTTCTGTCAGAACTGATATGTCCACCCCTGATTCTAATTCTTCAGCAGTAGATACATAGATAGTGCCATCTTCTCCTTTTGATTGCCAAGCTAATTTAATTTCTTCCTCAGCTTTGTTTAAGCCAAGAGCTACTAATATTTGTTCTTTAATGTCCATAGGTTCTTTTTTAATATAATAGAATAGTTAGTTACTTTGTTTGATTTTCACGAATTATCTCGTTAAGAGCTTTAAGTATTTCTTCATCAGTTGGTGCTTTTTCTGACATCTTTTCCATTTTGTCCGTAAAGTACCCTTCAATTGACAATCCTTTTAATTCTCCATCTTTTATCTTGCTCCATAAATCAGAATTGTTTATTTTCATAGAAACCATCCAAGTACCTTTTGGTAAATTTTTATAGCCATAAAGTCTTGACTTATCCATTTTAGGATCTTCAATTATCCAACTTTCAGTTGTTAAAACTCCTGATACTCTTTCGTTGTGTTCGTGAGTAGCTTTGTGGTGGTTATTATGTTTTAAATAAAGTTCAGATGATTTTCTAACTGTTGCAGGGCTGAAAAAAACATAATATTCATCTCCTGTATTGTGATTTACGCGATATATATTTTTGTTAGGAATTAAAGCAGGGCTGACAATTCTTTTTTGTTCTTCATTAACTTTAGCTAGAGTTAAGTTGTTTTTTGCTTTACTCATATAAACCATATTTTCTTCTATTGCAGGTGCTGACACTAAGCTAATAGCATCAATAGCTAACTCTTGACTATCATCATCAATAACTAACTCTACAATAGAAGTAGTTTTTAAATTTTCATAATAGTCTTTGTTAGCAGCTTCACATTCAGCAATAGAATCGTATTCACATTCTCCTGATTCTCCCCATTTTACTTTTCCTTCTTTACACTCTTTACACGGCATATAATATAATAGATTTAGTTAATATTTATTTGATTTTTAAATTGTTGATCTTCTTCTAATGTTAGCTAGTTGGTTTTGACTATTAGTCATTTCATCAGTAACTACATAAGCTCTCATAGCATCAGGTTGAACCCCACCACTTAAATCAAAAGCTCCTGACATCATTTGAGGTGCAGGTCTTTCACTAACACCTGAAGCCATACCTCCTGCTCCACCACCTGTACCACCATCTCCACCACCACCAACAGGACTTTCACTCAAAATACCTTTAATTTGTAGTGCTGAAAAAGCTGCTGCACCTGCTGCCATAATATACGGATAAGCAGGGAAAACAGTAGTAATAGGGTTTTTAGCTGCTGTTACAAAAGTGTTCTGCACAGATTCTCTACCTGCTATTGCTGCTTGTCTTACTGCTAAAGCTTTTGCTATTACCATACCTTTTTCCCCTGACTTTGCTAATAGATTTAATCCCATTAAAGCCATATTCTTTTTTGCTTGTAACACTCCTTCTTCTAAGTTTTTCCTTTTTTCAGCGTTTGCTTCAACAGTATTCGTAAATGTATTGTCAGCTTGAATCAAAGTATCGTAATTATCCTGAGTTATTCTAGGCATAGCAGTTAAATTTTTCATAATTTCTGCATCAGCTTCTTTTCTTTCTTTTAATCTTGCCATAGATTCTGCGTGGATTTCTCTCTCTAAAGCATTTACTTCAGTTACTACCCTTCTTCTCATTTTAATAGAAGCAGTTTCTTTTTCAATTAAATCAACCTTTACTTGAGCCAACTTAGCTTCATCTTCTACTAAATTTTCTGAGGTTTTCATTTGTTCGGTTTGTATAGCCACTCTCTCTCTAGCTAATTCTAATTCTCTGTTAGTTGTTTTTTCTTCAAGCTCTAACGCTACTTTAAGATTGTCTAATCTTTCTTTGGCTGATTTCGTTTCATCTTCTGCTATTAATCTAGCTCGTTCTATTTCTTGTCTTGTTTTAGCTTTTTGTATTGCAAATTCTAACTCAGCATCTCTTAAAGCTTGTACTCTTTTTTCTAAATCTATCATAATAGCTGCTTCTTCTTTTGCTTCAGCTATTATACCTTTAAAAGCATTTTTCAAAATATCTGCTCCTTTGCTCCATTCTCCTGAGAATATTAAAGATAATCCTTCCCCTAAGCTTGAAAACCTGTCAATAAGTGTAGCTGCCACAGCACCTATACCTGCAAAAGCTTGTGATAATTTATCAGCTCCTCTCTTAGTATTTGTAAAATATGATACTAAAGAGCCAATAGCTACAAGAAAAGCTCCAATACCTGTTGAAATAAGTCCTGCCTTAACAGTAGCGAACATAGCTTTTGCTGATCTACCTGCTGAAACAAATCCTGCTTTTACAGAATTTAAAGATACTCCCATTATCTTTATTTCTCCTGCTGCATTTGCTGCATCTTTTTCTACCTGCCCTATATTGGATTTAACATTAAAAGTTGCTGTTTCCGTTGTATTTGCCATATCTTTTTATTTTAAAGTGCTACTCCTGTTTTCATTTGTGTCATTCTAACTGTCGCTGCCCATTCTACGTTCATATCTGCATCTCCCCTTACTCTTAAAGTGAAATTAGTTGATCCTGTTACTATTCCTGTTGGCTGCCAAGATGAAGTGTGTCCTGAGCTTTTAATTGCATCTCTTTCTCTTGAGATAGTTAAAGTTCCTGACTTATTAATAACAACACCTCTTTCAACCCAACTAGCAAAATCTCCTACTGCTCCTGAACCACTTGATCCCCCTACTCTAACTGCTACTACCTCAGAATGAAAATAGATAGCAGTATTTGTAGGAACAGGGAAGAAGCTATCAGTAGTGTTATTCATATAAGATGTTGTGTTACTACCATCTGTTGTAGTCCTGCCGAACATAACTGTTATGCTTTGTCTTTCCCCTAAATTATCTCCCCCTGCATTACCCCCTAAGACTATTGAGTTATCAGCAGTAACCTCTCCTAAAGTACCAAAAACATTACCATTGTTTATTGCATTATTTATCTGATTGTTGCTGCCTACTACTATGTTGTTTCTTGAATTACCCCTAATAGTATTATTTTCTCCTATTAAGTAAGAGTTGTTAGTTCCTGTTGCTATTGTGTTTCCTGCTCCCTGAAGATTATTAGTTTCATTTTTTATACCTATTCCTAAATTAGAGCTATAATTAAAAGCCCTGCAAGTACCTGAACCTGAATCGTAAGTATAGCCATAAGCTTCGCATTGTTCTTGATTAGGCGTTACTTCTTGCCTTCCATCAGTAAAAGCAACTACCCCTAAATTATCAATAGTAGCAGGTTGTACTGCGAATCCTGTTAAGTATGGTGTATTACTGTTAGTTCTTGACATTATGGTATAAGTATAAATTCAACTGTCGCTAAGTCGTTTGGTTTGTAATCTATTTTATTTACTCTAAATTTTCTATTCTTAATCATCACTACATCATAAAAATTAAAAGTATTCATATCTCCTGCTCCTAAATTTACCTTCATAGTCATAATTCTAGTATCTGCGTTATATAACTCATTAAAATAGGGTAGCCAATACATATTAAAGAGATTATTAGGAGTAGGACTTCCAAGTCCTGGTAATAATTGACATACCCCAAAGTGGAAATCTCTAGTATCAGTTAATACAGGGGGGTTAGAGGTTACTGTTGGAATAGCTGATAGGTGGCTAAATTGTAAAAACTTTACAGCATTTTCACTAGCAGTACCATTTTGACTAGGAATGAAATAAGAGATACCTGTTCCTGTTAAATCTACTATTCCATTATTATACATAATTCTAGGGCTATTATCAAAAGGTTCTGAGGTTTGATCATCTGCATTGTATTTGTAAATAGCAGGAGTTATTAGCTCAGGATATTGTGTCATTAAAGATTTGACAACTGTTGCTGCAAATGGTTCAGGTATTATTTCTTCTTCCCCTTCTAATATCGTTTCTAATCCACTTGCACTTATAGAAGCATCATAAAGCATACTTCCGTATAAATGTCCGCCTGTTAGGTTTTTATAATTCTGAAAAGGGTAATCATCATCATCTTCTACAAACTTGAACATTGTTGTCTTATTTAAGTTAGTAAGCGGAGTGAGTTTCATCTCTTGAATATCTACTTTTTCAGTCCAATTTAATTCAGTTGAATTATCATCAAAGAAGCTGGGTTTTGTAGCATCATTACTAGACAAGAAAATATCTTTATAAGGTTCTATAATAATATTAGTAGGGTTAGATTTATCAGGAATAGAAATTAAATTGAACATCTTAAAAATTCCTTTTAGAAATTCCCATTGTTTTAGCTCTCCTCTTAAAGTTTGTAATAAAGTATTTGATGTAGTATTATTAGCAGTTGTTGTAATTGTTAAAGGAGCTTGTGTAGGTATGTTTATATCACTCCCACTTATAATTGTTAATCTACATTGTAAAGTATCTCCTGCGTTAAGCGTAACGAAAAAAGATGTTACAAAAAATTGATTAATAATAGTAAGGTTAAATGTCTGAGAATATTGCACAACCTCAACTCCCCCAATAGTGGCAACCCATTCAAAAGTAACAACAGAAGTGTTAGTAATAGGCGGAGAAGCCGCTTGTATGCTTAAATCACAATCAACAACATAGGTTTGATTATCATCAACAGCAGTAAAGATATGAGTTCCATCATCATAACCAAAATTACTATCAAATGTACCTACAAATTCAACATTATCTGTACCTGTATAATCTTTATCAAAAGCAAGTCCTGTCGCTGTATTATTAAACACTAGTGGAGCTTGACTATCTCCCCAATTAAAATCCATATACAATTTAGCAAAGTCAGCGTTAGAATCTATAAAATCACTTGTATAAGTAAAGTTAAAACTAGGTTGATTAAATATTCTTTGTATTAAATATTTTAGTTGAATAAAAGGGCGGAAAACTTGCTCAAAAGAAGTTAATTCAGGGTTGCCTTCTGTTGGTGTGCCACCTGCTGCCGCTACTATTAATTGATGTGTCCAATCAACGAATGGGTATTTTAAAGTGTCATTGTCATCTCTAAACCCTGAAGCGTTTGTACTAGTATAAGTTATTCCTGCACTTGGGCTATTATTCCAACTATTCTTGATATTTGTTTTATTATAAGTGTGATCTAATTCTGAAAAATTTAAATCGCTAAAAGTCCTCTCTCTTAATACATCTGCTAAAGCAATTACTTCAGAATAGAGATTAATGTTATAACTTACTTCCCCATCTTTATCTTGTATATCTATCAATCTTAAAAATCCTTCAAAAATCGTAAAGCCATCTTGGTTTATTATACACTTAGTTTTAACATAAGGATTAAAGATAACACCATCATCTGCTCTTGTTATTTCAAATATATTATTAAATATCTGATTGTTTCTTTTTGTAGCAGGTAATTTAAAAGCTTTAGAGTATGATTTTACTTGTTCTGCTGCGTTCTTAAATTCATCTACGCTAAGAGTTAAAGGCATATCTTCCATTTCGTATAAATCAAGAATAACCTGCCCTGTGCTTAAATCTACTGAGCTATTACCTGAAGGTGCTTGTTTTACTGAAATAGAATTAATCCCTACAAGTGATGTCGCACCACCTGTATTTGTAAAAGTAAGAGTATCACTAGTTGATTGAGCTACAAAGCTTGTGGTTTGTACTCCTGAAGTTCCTGTTGTATAAGTAGTTGAACTAATAAGGTTAGGAGAAGTACCTACAAATTGTTTTATGGAAACTTGTCCTGAAACCCCTGTAATACTTCCTACATCTACTTTTATATCATAAGTTTGCCCTACTGATAAATTAGATAACCTTTGAGCTATACCTGTACCTGTTGTAAAGACTAGATTATTTAAAGATTCATCTACATCATCTGCTGTCATACTATATCTATACCAAGTATTAACATTTATAGAACCTGCTGTTATAAAATCATTTGGTACATTAGATAAGCTATTTACTGTGCTTGAAGTATCTACTGTTAGAAAATCAATACCATCAATAACAAACTCCGTACCTATACCGCTTAGAGAATTTAGCCCATTGTAAGACTGAGGAAATACTATTAATTGAATACTCATATTAGATAGATTGCGTTCTTAGTGTTTTACTCTTTTCTATTTCAAAAGTATATTGAATTAAATTATCATTTGCTCTTGTCTTTCTTGTAAAGCTTGAGTTAGTTAATTTAACAGGAGTTACATATTGATTTAAGTTAGAGTTAGCATTATCAGTCTGATACCCCTCTAATAAATAAACTTCAGGACTATTAGTCAATTCTTCAAATATCACATTGTGATCTTCATTAACAAAATCAGTGTTCATAGTTATTTTCTCAGTTGCGTTTACTCTAAAGGATTTTTTACCCCCACTAAACCCTTCAGAACGATAAACCTTATCATTCCAAGTGCCACCTAATTGAGTATAAGTAGTTCCCTGAGTTGATAAGCTTTTTATAGATTTTTTTGTGAAAGTATAATAATCCCAAGCTCCCCATTGATTTAACCAACAAAGTCTGATAGGTTCGTAGTTCTTGCTTTCAGGACAATTAACATAAATAGTTATAGTTTGAAGTGCTTGATTAGAACTTTGATCTGTAACTTGTATAGTGTAATAAGATAAGTCAGTAGAATAAGCAGTAGCGTAGTTTGTACTCCAATTTTTTAAGTTACCAGGAAAACACCCTAAAAATAGCATCTGTCTTTCTGAAGCCGAACTCCATTGTCCGTAACCCCCTGTTGTAAAACTATTTCTAAGATAACTATCTACTCCTGCATAAGCAACCCCTGAGCTATTGTAATAAGTAATGGTTGTTGTGTCAGTTGCAGTTGCGGCATCACTAGAAGGTGTCATAAAAGCTAAAGTACCGTAATCCCCATCATTAGCATATTGAGTAGTAGGAGCATTAGTTAAAAATCTTTTATCAGCAGCAGTACCGCTTGGAATAAAGCTATCCATATCAAAACCAAAGTTAGGATAATCTAACACCAATTCATCATCATACTTTACATAAGAATTAATTAATACATATTGTTCTGAATTTCTATTAGTATATGGTGCTCTCTCTACTTGATTAGTTGTAGTATTTAACCACTCCATAAAAAATTGACAAGCGAAATATCTAATCGTGTCTTTATTGGTTGATAGTTTGTCTATAATATGTATAGGAAATCTAATTGAACTTATAGCTTGGGTTGCTCCTTTGTACTTCGTACCTCTATCTGCTACGTTATCTGCCTTTACATAATTACTTACTATATCTTGAAAATTAAAAATTCCTTTACCTGCATTGTTAGGACTTGCTTTAAATATTCCAATTTGATCATCAGTAGTTGAAAGATTAAGAGAGTTTGTTCCTATATGAACCTCAACTCCAAATTTTACTTTGACTTCATTAGCTACTGCATCATCATTCTCAATTACAAAAATTATCTCTTGCTCAACAGGTGTTAAAAGAATACCACTTGCTTGACTTTTATAAGGTGCTTGATCTATATTTGATTGTGCCATTTTATTTTTTATTTAATTCTTTAAGTACATCTTCTTTAATAGCTTTGAGTATATCTTTGCCAAACGTTTCTAATCCTAACTGCATAGGTCTTTGAAAGAAGCTAGTGCTTTTAATTCCTTTTGCTTTAATACTTCTAGCAATTAAGAATGATATGCTTTTTCTTGATATAAATCTTCCCTTTTCATCTCTAGGTGCTATTCCTCTTTTTACTATCCACTTATCTAAAGCTCTACTAGGTGGTTGCTTTGATTTGTAACTATATGGACTTGTTTTATTTTTTCCTGTGTAATCTTTATAGCTTTGTTTTTCTTCATTTCCTGATACTCCTTTATCTACAAAAGTACCATAGCTATTCATAAAGAATTGAATTGTAAAACCATTATTATCTTTAGTTATCTTAAAATTAATAGAATTATATAAAGACTTGTTTACATTTTTTTTACCTTTAGTTAAATTAGTCCTAGATTGCTTGACTATATATTTACCAAAGCTATTTAAGTAATTCTCTATGTTTTCGGTTTTCATTATACAAGAGCTACAAATGTTTCAACTTGAATATCAGCACTTCCTGAAGGTTTTACCTGTACACTTGTTATATCTTCTAGCGTAGGGAAGTTAGGACTTGTATCTGCTTCAGCTATTGCTCCTTCTTCTGCTTGAAATAACATATGTGAACCCCCTGCTCTTACAGTTACTTGATAGTTAGTATTTGTAGTTACTAAAGCTAATTTCATATCTTCTGTTGAACTTAAATTTGTTACTCTTAAATATTTACAATTCTCTACATCTAAAGCACCTGCTGAAGTATGGGGAGTTGCTGCGAAAGTACATATAGTTGTAGTCTGAGAATGAGCTGCTGTTAAAACTCTTTCGTAAGTATCTACTATATTAGAAGTTGTTATACTATTTGAAGAACCCCTCAAAGCACCATTGATTGTTACACTTTCGTTAATTGTTACTACTAAATCTGCCATTTTATTTATTTTTTATTAATTCTAAAATTTTATTTATTTTGGTTTTTATTTCATTCATATTATCAGCATTTTTTTCGTGGTGCTTTTCAAAAGTTCCCTTTACCTCTCTTATGCTAAAAAAAAAGAATTGATACAAAGCATAAAAAGCTCCCACTAATAAAACTAGCGTTACTCCGTATCTCTCTATTAATTCAAATATTTCCATTACAATTTTATTTTTATTGTTGGTGGTATTATTCTTATTTCTACTTTACCTATATTTATCCTATTTAATCTCTTTAGTAACTCAATCATTAGTACCCTGCTCCAGAACCTAATCTAGTATCTAAAGGAACTGCACAAGCATCAAAGTCATTCATTACTTTAATTCCTATTGTAAAAGTCCAACCACATAAGAGGTTATCAAATCTCTCTTGAAATGGCTCTATGTTAAACTGATCCTGTGTAAAATACAAAGGAGCATTGATATCATTAACTCCTGCTAAAGATTGCTGCGCTGAATGTCTTAGCATAGCAATAAAGTCAGTACAAATATCAAGTGTCTGATTCCATACCTCCTGCTCGTTGTTTTTTGTATCTAATAATTTAGTTAGTTGTTCTGCTTGATACGTTTGCCAATCTTCTTTTTCAGAAACTAAATCGCAAATGAATAGTTGGAAATTATAAATCAACTCGCTATCCCCTGTTGCTACTGAAGTTGGGTTGATATGTAGTAAAGGCATTTTCTCCATCTTCTCTAAGTTGATATCAAATATATCTCCAACAGATACAGTTGAGATCTGTTCGTGCATTTCTCCTAACCTACATAGGGTGTAAATTACATTGTTATAACTCTTATTACTTATTGGCATATTTTACTCTATTTTGTGATTCTAAATCCGTTTCATAACTTAACCAAGTTAGTGCTTCTAAAAGGTTTAGCTTTGTTATTGTTTCAAGCTTTGAAATATCTGCATTTGTCAATCTATACATAACTCCAAACCAACTCCATTTATCAGCAAAAGAATTAGTGGCTATTGCTTCTTCGTTTCCTTCAGGTGTTCCATCAAAGATAACCCTGAATTCATTAACAATACGTTCACGAAACCCCAAAAAAAAACTAGCGCACTTTGCACTTGTTCTGCTGACATCTTCTTCATCTCCTCAGCCCTAATACTTATATTGCCATCATAAGCTTCAATTATATAGACATCATTGTTTTCTTCTACTATCGGTCTATACAAGATAGCCATCAATTCAGGTAAGTGCTTTTCAATATCATTTTTTATAAATGTTTCTATGTCAGCAAACTCTCCTAAAGTGATCTCATCTAAATTAGGGTGGAACCCATACCTCTTACCTTCTATTTCTATTACTCTTTTTAAAGAACTATTTTGCTCGGCTTGTAGCTCAGCCATTTTACTCATTATAAGTGCTACATCTTTTAACTCCAACTGATTGATTAAATCCTTTGGAATATTAGACAGCTCAGCAATCGTATCTTGAGCTTCTTTACTTTTTGTTCCTAAACTATAATTAATCAGCTTTAACCACTTCTCTAATGTTACTTCTTCCCAACTGCTAATTAATTTGAACTGCTTTACTTTGCCCTTCTTCTTAATTTTAACCTTCATATATAATATAATAGAAATTTTGTTATTTTAGTTTATTGTGTATATTTGCATCAGTTTGTTTCATTTCAGTTTTTGAAAAGGGGTAGTAGATTAGTCTGCTTCCCTTTTTTTTATTGCACAAAATACTTACCTGCGTTGGGGTTATCTAAATGATATATAACATTATATCTAATACCATCTATTGCGTGATTGTAATTATCTACATATAACTTAGAACCCTTATCTGCATAGACATAGTTATTAAGCTCTTTAGCTATGTTAGTTGATTCAGGTGTTATTACTAATTCAAAATCTTGCATTCTGGTTACTCCACTTTCAATAGTTCCTTTTTTAACAGGCTTAATGTTTACTCCTAAATGTTTTAAGTCAGCTATTAGTCTTGGTTCTGCACTATCTGCTATAATAAGTTTATCTTGTACTTTATCTAATATAATCTTTGCTAACTCATTTGACTTTAAGCCATTCTTATAGATATGTTCTTTTAAATAAATCTTATGCTTACGTTTATCTATTGCTACTTCTGTCAAACTATCAGGATCAATACTAAATCCAAAGTCCATTCCACAAGAAGTCTGTAAGCCATCAGGATTAAATTCTCCTATACTCCAATTATCAAATACTACACCATCAGCTCTATTTAACCACCCCCCTAATATTTTGTGCTGATACTTTTTAAAGTTCCTATGTTTTATAGTGTTAATACGTTCTAGGAAGCTCGTAGAAAGGTTTTCTTTGTTGTCTAGGTATGTACTATGGATATAACATACATTATCTCTAACGCCATTAAAACCTGCTTCTACACCCTTGTCCTCAAAAAATCTTTTATAAATCCAGTGTTCTTTAGTAACAGGGTTTAGTATAAGTATAATTCTATTCTGTATATCTTTCTCTCTAATTGATAAATCAATAGTATCAAATATATCCTCATCAATAAGCTCTTCTGCTTCATCAAGCACCCAACAGCTTATACCCTGTAATGATTTTAGACTTGCAGTCTGATTTCCTGCTGATGTCTTGATACCTCTAAATAGTATATCTGATTGGTTGCCTAAGTTTACTACCTCAGCTTTATTTACGCTAAATATGTTATCAAATCCTAATAAAGTTATCTTTTCCAAGAACTCAGGTATTATAGATAAGTGAGCTGATACCATTGTAAATCTTGTAAATAGAACTCTTATTCCCTTAGCCATTGTGAGTAGCGTTAGAAATACTGTTACTGCAAATGACTTACCTGATCCTCTACCACCTGTTATTATAAAATAACGTGCATCAGAATTAAATAGTGGGTTGTATTTCTTATTCAGTTTCAGTTTCAACAAATGTTATTACAGGCATATTGATAGCTTTATCTCCTGATGTTACATCTAATCTATTAGTTTCGTTCCAACCAAGTCTAGTCTTAGCTGCGTGTATTACAACAGCAGGTACTTTATCCTTTACACATTCATAATACTTAGATTTAATAAAATCCTGCTGTATGCTTTCTATTTCTTCTACTTTAGCTGCAAATTCTTCATCTTCTTTTAGCCACTTATAAAAGTTTGTTCTACTTAGGTCAGTTGCTTTTAATGCAGTTGTTATTACTCCTAGTGAGCTTTCTAAAGCTTTAAGTAATCTATCTTTGTTAATCTTTGTTCTATTTTGTTCCATTCTTTATTGCTTTTTGTCCTGTAAATTGTTCCCATCTTTCTATTATAACATCACAATACTTTTCATCTAACTCCATTCCGTAACATTTTCTATTTAGTTTTTCTGCTGCTATTAGTGTTGAGCCACTTCCTAAATATAAGTCAATAATTGTATTATTTTCTTTACTGTATTTCTTTACAAAGTTTTCAGATAGTAATATAGGTTTTTGTGTTGGGTGGTGTCTTTTATGGTCAAACTCTTTTTCTGTACCGAATACACTAGCCCATCTTACTCTTATGATTTCTCTTTTATGTTTATTTTTACTATAACATAATTCAAAACAGCTTCCATACATTTTATCAAAGTTTTCATCAACTCTTTTATCCCAAACAAACCAACTACCTTTATTTTTATCTTCAATATGTTCTGCAAAATAATCTATACCCCAAATAAATATCTCTTTGCAATAATCAAAGTTCTTAAAAATAGTTGTTATTAATTCCATTTTAAAATCTTGATTATCGCCAATTACTTTATTATATTTCTTACCATCTTTCACTCCTTTTTCTTTTGCAAAAGTGCTATTGTTTTTCATTTTACTGTAATCAGTATCTAAATTCATTCCATAAGGAGGGTCTGTAAATACCATATCAGCTTTTTCTCTATTCATTAGTTTAGCAACATCATCTGAGCTTGTGCTATCTCCACACATAAGTCGGTGTTCTCCTAGCTGCCAAATATCTCCCCTTTTTACTTTGCTTTCTTTTACCTCAGGAATTTCATCATCTTCTATTAGTCCTGCTTCAGGTTCTTTATCATCTAAGTTTTCCCATACATCTAAACCCCATTCTGCAAGTTGTACACTATCCCATTCATTAGCTAACATATCCCACTCCCATTCTCCAAATCCTACATTGTCTTTAACGATAAATTCTTTTTTTTGTTCTTCTGTAAGTCCTTCAGCTATTTCTATCCATACTTCTTTTAATCCTGCATCTTTACTTGCCTTTAATCTCATATTGCCACCAAGCACCATCATATCTTCATCTACTACAATAGGTCGTAACTTTAACATTTCAGGAAATTCCTGTATTGACTTTACTAGCTTTTTAAATTTGTCATTTTTAATTATTCTAGGATTGTCAGGGTTTCCATTTACTTTACTGATCTTAACTTGTTCTCTCATAATATATAATAGAATTAATTGTTATTTATTTAAAAGTCCTCATTTATTCCTCTTTCTCCTACTAGCTTTTCTTTAGCACCTTCCCAAAGCTTATCCCCTCTTTTCTTTTTACTTAAAGATTCTTCTGTTCTTTTTATACTAGGCATACCCTCAGTAGGTTCTGAGTCCATCCATAAACCGCAATCACAAAGAGCTTGGATAGTTCTCCATTTACCATCTCTTAGAGCTATTGTAGCTTTCCCTATTTCTATTGTGTTACCACATTCACAACTGTATAAAGTCATAATATCTTTAATTGTTTTTCCTGCTTATTAATTCTATCTTCTGCAATCTTAAAATAGTTTTCATCTTTTTCAATTCCTATAAACTTTCTATTTAAATTCTTTGCTGCAACTCCTGTACTTCCTGAACCCATAGTTAAATCAACTACTAAATCATTTTCATTACTAAAAGTCTTTATTAAATCTTCAAGTAATAACACAGGCTTTTGTGTTGGATGGTGTCCATCATAATCCTTTTTATATTTTAAAATATTGCTTTTGTATTTTTTACCTTCCCAAAGATTAAAAGTACTTGTCATTCCGGCATCTATTTTTGATATTTCATAAAACGACTTAAAACCATTCATAATGTCAATATTAAAAACCTTTATCAATTCTAAATAAGTTTTTTCTGTGCATATTCCAAACTGTGTACTATCAATATAAAAACAATGTTCAGCTTTTCTATGCCCTAACTTATTATTTATTTGTTTTAAATTTAATCCTATAAATTGCATAATATTTTTAAAATACAATCTTAATGGATGTATGCCTTCTAAATCATACTTTTTACTAAACACTAAAACATCTTCATAATAATTCAAAGGAGCTTTTTTAGCAGTTAAAGCATTTGCAAAATGGTCTTTTTCCCATATCATAGAATAAGAAAAAGGAATATTTGGTATTGATTTATTTATCAATTCATTTGTAAAAGGTTGTTGAGCAAATAAAACCATTTTACCATTCTTTCTTAATATTCTTTTTGCTAATTTGTAAATTTCTTTTGTATCAATCACCTCATCCCACTCACATTTTCCACTCATTCCGTGATCTACATTTTTGATATCTTTAACCGTACCATAAGGCAAGTCCGTCAATATTAAATCAACTGAGCCGCTTTCTATTTTATCGCTTTCAATTAAGCAATCCCCTTTATACAGCGTCATTATATAATCTGTCTAGTTCAAAGTGTAAATGATTAATTGCTTTCTGTATATCTTGTTCAGCAGGATTTCCCTCTTTATTCCCTGCTCTTAATAGATAACTTATTGCAACACCAAGATTGTAATTGTCAGCTTGAAAGTCCTCTATAACTTTTCTAGCTTCTATTTTATACTTCTTCCCTATGTAATAATGGGGTATTTCTTCTTTTTTTGTCATTTTCTAGTATTTTAATTAGTCCTTCTTGTGTATTAAGCGTTCTTGATCTTGAGGATTTTCTGTATTCTTCTGGAGAGTATATTAATTTTACTTCCCTTACTAACTTATTATCATCATATTTTACTATCCATCTACTTGAGTAGTGGTACTGATTTCTTTTTAAGTGTGCTAAATAACTCATTCTGTATATTTTTTATATAGTTTCTTTATTCCATCAAAGCAAGTTGATATACAAGAGCCACAATTAGTTGTTGGTGTGTAATTAGTATTGTATATTGTATTGTAAGTTTCTATCATTCTTTTTTTTGCTCGTACATCTTTTGCTCTACCTGTCTTTAAGTCTTTCCACATATCTAAAATCTCATCTATTATTTCTTGCGGCAAATCATCAGGTGTTTCTACTTCTGTTGTTTTATCCCAATACTTCTGAGGACAAGCCATTGGTGCTATTCTTGCTTTTACTTTCATAAAGCAGGTGCAAATTTTACAATTTCCTGTAAGTTTAAAATAGTAAACACAAGATTTACATATAGCTATTCTATCTTCATAGATTTCATTTGGTACAAAAAACTTGTTCACGCTATTACTCGTTTTGGATATTCAAATCCAAATTGCATAAAAAAACTGTCGTGGGTTTTTGGGTTATACATCTTCATTTAATTTCTTTTTAATTATTGTTCTTACTTTGTCTATTGTGTTAAAGATACTATTCCTGCTTATCTTAGTCTTTGCCGCTAAGGAGTCTAGGGTGTTCCCCTCATAGTAATATAATTGAAAAATTTTAGAATCGTACCAATACACATCTTCCAACGCTTTATCTATTTGTTCTAGCTTGTTTAGCTTATGGTTATCTACTTCTTTGTTCGGAATATTTGAAATATCTTTATAATTAAAACCATCAGGAATAAAAAACTCATCAGTATCAGTTGCATTAGAACTATAAATAGAGCTGTCAATATGTGTATAATACTTTTCATACTTATAGTAAAAGCTACTTCTAGGACTTGTTAAAGCTCTCCTTAGTGCTACTGCTCCATATCTTGTAACTCCTTCCAATCCATCTTTGTCGTAAATACTTCTAAGGGTATCAGGGTTCATTTGTAAAAAATAAAGCATTAATTCCTGTACAGCGTTATTTATTTTATTCTCATCAGTAGTTAATCCAAAAGCCATAGTCCTAAACTTATCACTAAGCGTAGCTATTTCTTTATATATTTTATTCATTAGTAGGTTCTAAGTTATCTAGCTTTCCTACTACTTCTTGTAACATTTGATCTAACACAACTTTATAAGCTCTTATTGAAGCTGAGTTAGTTTTGGTTTCTATTCCTGCAAAAAAACCACTTGTAGCAACTGATAAGTTAATTGGTATAATAGTTATCCAATCATAAAAATTATTCTCTCTCAGCCCTTCTCCGTAGCCATTATGGTATTCTGTAATCAAATCTATAACCTCTAAATAATTTTTGTATCTTGCTTGGGTTGATACTTCTTGTGAGAATTGTTTACACATTGTAATATAAACCTCAACTATTGATCTGTGTTCTTCACTTGAATAAATCGGTTTGAGCATAAGCCAAAGATAATAAAAAAGTTATTCTATTCCCTTTTCTTTTTTTAAGTTTTCAACAAGTGATTTATAATAACTGATCTTATCTTCATAATCAATCCTAGAAAACTTTTGTATTTGTTTAGACTTTATTTGTAAATCTTCAGCAGTACCCTCTCCATATTTAGCATCAAGATTAAGTCCGAACTTATACTGCTCTCCCTGAGCAAAAAGATTATCAGCAGCCGATTGGGGTTGTACATTTATCTCGCACCATCTGGTAGAAAGACATCTCCTAGACATAAAGTGTCCTGCGTGAATACTCTTATAGTGATACACCCTTCCTGATGTAAAGCATTGTACCATACCTTCATCAGTAGCATCTCTAAGTCTTATGTAAAGACTAAACCACTTATCTAGTTCTTTTTTTAATTTACTAATTGTTTTCATAATCCACAATATCCACTATCACACTTATTAAAGTCATCATCAAATAATTCGTATTGTTCATTAAAATCAATTATTTCTTGATAAGTGAGCTTGTCTATTCTCCAAGTTCTATCCATACCTAATTTTTTGCTTTTCTTTTCTTGTTCTATAAACCACTCAATTTTATTTTTATTTTTTTTATATTGATGCTTTAAATAAAAAGGGTTAGCTCCCATACAACCAACACAATTATTAACCCAAGCAAATCGTACAGGTTTATCCTTCCAATATGCTTCTATTTTGTCTTTAAATATACCATCTTCTATTAAAGGAAATGAGAACTTTCTATAAGGTAGTTCCTTCCATTTTTTATCGCCGTTTTTATGATAACCAATATGAAATTTAAAATGTTGCATTCCATTTTTATCAGTTTTTGATAAAGAAGTGTTTGCCCTTTTTATTTCGTTTGCTCTAAAACCAATTCTCATCTCACAGGGCAATCCTTTATCATAACAATACTGAGCAATTGGATTTATTTTCATTTCTGTTGTGCAAAATCTCATATTTGATTGAGGTAGATATATTTGTTTGCCCTTACCCTTATTAAATATAACTTCATCAAACGGCTTTCCTGTTATCCAATCAATCTTTTTCCCTATAAATTGTTCTAAATCAAGCATTGTATAAATTATAACATCATCTTCTAGTGTTCCAATAAACTCAGTTCCTATTCTATCGCTTACTTCTTGTCTTATTTTCTTATCAGGAAATATACAATTTTTATCTGAAGTCCTAACAAGTGCAAATACATTATAGTCGGCAGGGTAATGAACTGCTATATAACTTGAAGTCTTACCACCACTTAAACTATTTACCGTTTTCATACCCTAAGTCTTTACGCCATTGATCCTGTATTTTCCCTTTTCTTATTGCATAAACTTTACCTCTTAGGTTAGGGTATTCTTCTTGAAGCTTTGCTCTCATTCTTCTAATAGTTTCAGCGTTAGTTAATTCATTGTCAGCGTATTTATGTAAAAAATCTAAAGCAGTTATAGTATCTGATTCTATACCTTTACTCCTTAATTCTCTAAACCAATAAGCTGCAATTAGTTTATTATCACTATCTCGTAAATGAGGTTTGTCTAGCAATATCTTTTTAATAGTTTCTTTTGTTTTCATTTGAGTAATTTTATTGGTTCTTGATAAAAGGGTACATTCTTTTGTCCTAGTGTATGTACCTCATAAAAAGCGTTATCTACTACTTTCTTATGAGCATAAGTCCACTTATAAAAAGTTCTAATATTTAAAAAAGGTTCATCTTTTCCAAACCTAACTCCCTGCCTAAAAGCATCTTCAACTTGATTAAAAGTCATATTTCCAAAGCGTTTCTCTTGGATCAAGTCTTGTGCAAATATCTTACTAAGAGTAGCCATAGTAGTCGCATCTGTTTTGTGTCCTATTTCTACTGAAGTTCTAGCAACTAAGTCTAATACTTTTTCAGTTAGCTCTTTTAGATTTTCGTTTTTTAGTGGTTTCATAATTTTTAATTTCTGTTAAAGCAAATATACATATCAGGATAATAATATATTTCTTCTAAAGTATGAATACTTGTAATCTCTATACTGTCGCAAGAAGTTTCTATCATTAATATTGATGTAATAATTGGATAATCATTCATTATATGAGTAGCAGCAATTATAGTACCACAAGTATCTAAACAAGTATCTACATTATTAATAGGATTGTATGTTTCTTTTACACAACTACTTAAAGCTGTCAAAATTGTTAAAAGTATTGTAAAATTTTTCATAATAGTTTTTTAGCTTCTTGCCATTCGTTTATTTGTGAGTGTAACTTACCCATTGTTTTAGTTTTATCCCACTTCTTTTGATTTTTTTCCCAACGAACTAATCTTAATTTTATTTCAAATGTACTTTGTTTTTGGTATCTCATTTTCTTTTTACCCTCAGTCCAATAGTTTATAAAATCCTCTAACATATCTTTAGGATAATCAAAAGTCATAACCTCTAAAATAAATTTTTCTTTAGTTATATTTATATTACTTGTATTATTAATACTTGTATTATTACCTTTAATCTTTTTAAGTATAGGGGTATCAATCTTTTTCTTGATACCTATACATCTTTTTATTATCTGTTTTTTATCGTTCCTCTCTACAATTACAGTAATAAACCCTAATTTTTTTAAATCACTAATCCAACTACTAATAGTGTTTTTACTTACATCATATAATTCTGCAAAATAATTGTTACTTGCATAACAGTAACCTAGTTTACCACTTAGAGCTGTTATCTCTCCATATAGAAGTTTAGCATTAGGTTTTAAATTAGAATATCTAACCTCAGCAGGAATAATAGCGTAGTAATTTGGCTTGTTCATATAATCTCTAAGTTGTAGTTACAATCAGTCAGGGCAAACTTACATTTTTCTAGTTGGTTATAAAAATCTTTATAAGATACTTTTATGTCAGCTTGTACTTTACCTGAAGTAATTCTAATGATAGTTTGATGTTTTATACTATTATTAACCCCATTATCTTTCAGGTGTCTTTTCAAATGAGCTAAGTCTGCAAAGGTTCTTTTAGCACCCTGAATATTGCTGTAAGCATTATAAACCTTATTAAATGTTTCACGATATTTAGGAAAGCTCCTATAATTTGATTCGTGCATTTTCTCATAATAATAAATCAAACTCCTATCCCTTTTAAGTTGTTTAGCAATTATTGTATAATGTGTTTTATCTACCATTATAGCTATTACAGCAGCTACCGATCTTGGTATCTGATACTTCTGATACCTGCTTTTGTAGGAAAGCGAACCTTTATCTAACCCTACTAAACTTGTAGTAAGATCACATAAATTTTTAAAGTTTTCTTCTTGTATCATTTTAGAATGGTAAGTCATTGTCATCAGTTGTTACAAATTCTTCTCTATTATCAGTTGGCAATTCATTACCATTTACAAATCTAAACCCTCTTATCTTATTAAAGTATTTACCCTTCCATTCTTCACTATAAATATTACAACTAATAGTAACCATATCTCCCTCTCTTAACTTATTCATTTGTTTTATTTTTTCTTCTCCAAAACATTCAATAGCTACTAGGTTGTTAAATTCATTATCTGTTTCTAATAAACAAATTTGTTTTGCCCAAGCTTTACCTGCTTTACTTGTACCTGTTTCTTGTTCTAATTTTCCTACTAATTTTCCTGTTAAATCCATTTTTATTTATTTATTTAATTAATATTTCTTTTTAAAATCTTCTGATTCATCTTCTCCAAATACTCCAAGTTCATAGAACCCTGTAAGTTTTAATACTGCTCGGCTCATAGCTCTTTTCTCAGCCATTTCCATTACATACCAAGTGTTACAGTTTCCATCTTTAAATCCCCCCTTTAGAGCTGATCCAAAGGTTTGTATTGATGTTTCTCCTTTTAAAGCATTTGCTTTTACTACACAAAAATCTCTTTCACAATTTATAACTTCATAGTCAATAGTAATATTTTCTATCGCCTGAATTTTATCAATTCCTGATCTTGTGATGATTACATAGTGTTGATGTTTAAAGACATCTTCTTTGTCTAGTCCGTAATGGTGGTACTTTTCCTTAATCTTTTCAGTTTTCATATCGTTGTTATTAGTGCTTTGTTATTACTCAGTTTATTGTATCTTTCTTTATATTCAGATAGTTTCTTTTCTACTATCTTATTTTGCGTTATAGCTTCATTTTCTCCATACCTTCTTTTTCTATGCTCATACCAATAAGAACCTTTTGGCTCAACCTTAAAATCAAAACACTCATTCAAATTTAGCCCTGTTAATTCTATATAAGTATCTAAAGATTCATCTATCTGTGATCTTGTTCCAAATATTCTTATACTTGGCTCTACTTTCTCTATATCTTGAAACCAACCATCAGGAGATAGCTTAGAGATTGTTTTATAAATTCCATTATTATAGAAATAGAAATCTTGGCAAATTAACTCCATTGTGTATTGTCTTTAAAGTTATAGTATTCTTTTTTAATTTCAATAAACAGGTTGATTATTTGTTCAGAATCTAACATTGAAAGCATACTAACTTTGTGTTCGTTACGGCTTTTCGACTGTTTAATTGCATCTTCACTCCAACCAGTATAATCACATTCTATAAGAGGCTTGGTTGTTACAATCATTGGTAAGTCCCAACATTGTTTTACTACTGCAAACAAGTCGCTAGTGCATTTATTTAGCCATACTGGGTTCTCAATTAGAACATTTTCTATTGAGGTAATTGCTTCTGAAGCGTTTGTTGCTTCCTTCATTTTAAAAGTTGTTTTCATCTTAGTTTGTTTTAAATTTATTTCGTTTTAATTATGGCACAAAGATACAGGTTTCTTGCAATTCACACAACTATTAACAGTTTTATTTACAAACTTATTAACAATTAAGGTGTTAAGAAAGGTATTTACTAGAGAAGAAAGGGTATTAAATAGAAAAGAATAAAACTATAATAATTAAGAAGAAATAGAATAAAGTAAGCTTTGTAGAATCATTTAGCTTCACTATAAAGGCATTAAAAGGTTAATTGGTAGTGTGCCATTATTAAGTACAACTGCACAGCCAATAGCTTGTCTTTTAAAGTTCTTAGCGTAAGCAGCAGCATAAGTAGTTGAATCAACTCCGCAACCTGTCTGTAATCCGAATACTCTAAATCTCTTGCCAACGAACCACTTGCAATATGCTTCAGTATGAGTATGTCCGCAAACGCTAGACATTAGATTGTTCTTAGCT